TGTATTTACAAGTTCCTAGATGTATTCAAACATTAGGTAATCCTGCTGAAGAATTTGAAGGATTAAATGAATCTTCTGGTGCAGTAGATGGATTTACATATTTAACATGGGGCTCAAATGGAATGAGAGATGTTAATATGATGCGACCTATTACAGAAGAATATGTTAAACCAGAAATTGGTACATTGATTATGTTCCCTAGTTGGTTAAGACATGGTGTTATGCCTTTCTTTGGAAAAGAAGATGATGAAAGAAGAACATTTTCTGCAAACATCAATGTAACTTTAGGCGAATAAGAGTGAGTTTAAAAGACCTTTCAGATTCTTTAGGTACAAAACAAAAAGAAAATTTAAATTTTGAATCTCATGCATCAATAAAAACTGTTCCTGCTTATAAATTATTAGCAGTACAGTTTCCAGATGCATTTGTTGATGACATTAACAATCATATTGATAATGTAATTATACCTAGTGATGTATCTCATGAAAGTCAGTTAGTTGGACAGATTAATCAAAACGAAAAATCTGCTCAATGGACTTTTCCTTTAGATGATAAAATAGGAAAAGATTTTAAAACTGTTATAGATAGATGTGCAACTAGTTTATTAACAGATAAAATTGGATACAGTCGTGGTAGTATTGCAGAATCATTTGAAGCTTGGAGTGTGCATAGTTATGCTGGAGATTATAATCCTTTACATGCACATGGTTGCCAAACACCAGCAGGACTATCTATGATAATGTATTTAAAAGTACCAAAGTGTATTGAAGATAAACCAGAGTTTCCTACATTACACAATGCAGCTGGTGGTATTGATGGATTTACAGGTTTAATAACATCAACGAATACTATTCATGATGTTTACAGATTAAAGTTAGATGCACAGGAATACATAAAACCTAAGAAAGGATTTATGATAATATTTCCTAATTGGTTACAACATTGTGTCATGCCGTTTTTTGGTGATGGAGAACGAAGAACAATGTCTGCTAACTTTAATATTAGAGATAGTAAAGAAACACAAGAGCAATTTAAATCACCAACATTGACAAAAGAAATTAAAAATTAAAGGAGTTATATTATGAAACTAAGTGACCACACTATTGAAGTGTTAAAAAACTTTGCGACAATAAATCAAAATCTTGTCATCAAAGAAGGTAGTACCTTGTCAACAATGTCTGCTATGAAAAACATTGTTGCAAAAGCAGATGTAGAAGAATCATTCGATAAGGAAGTAGCAATCTACGACCTAAATGAATTTCTTGCTTCTATATCTTTATTTACAAGTCCTATTTTAGATTTTAAAGAAGGGTTTGTAACTATTAAAGAAGAAAATAGTCCAAAGAATTCTTTGAAATATTTTTATTCAGACCCATCAGTTGTTACTTCACCAAGTAAAACGATTACTATGCCAAGTAAGGAAGTATCGTTTACATTGAATGGTGAAAACTTAAACAAACTGAAAAGAGCTGCTGGTGTAATCCAAGCACCAGATTTAGTCTTAGAGAAAAAAGATGCTGATGTATTCTTAACAGTTAAAGATAAAAAGAATGATACTGCAAATACATTCTCTGTAGATGTTGATACAATAACAGAAGGTAGTAACTTTAAATTTTATTATAAAGTAGAAAATTTAAAAGTAATGGAAGGCAACTATGATGTAGAAATATCATCAAAGAATATTAGTCATCTAAAATCTACAAACAAAGATGTTGAGTATTGGGTTGCACTTGAACCTGAATCAAGTTATGAATAACAAATTGGACTTTATATTATGGAAACTTTTTTATGGGTGGAGAAACATCGCCCAAGCACTATCAACGATTGTATTTTACCAGAGAACTTAAAGAAAACTTTTAAAGACTTTGTAGAAGACAAACATATACCAAACTTAATTTTATCAGGTGGGCCTGGTGTCGGTAAGACTACTGTCGCCAAAGCAATGCTTGATGAAATTGGTGCAACATCATTACTCGTAAATGGTTCAGAAGAATCTGGTATTGATGTTCTTAGGAATAAAATTAAAAACTTTGCCTCAACTGTATCACTAGAAGGTGGTCGTAAGTATGTAATACTTGATGAAGCAGATTATTTAAATCCTCAATCCACTCAACCTGCCCTTCGTGGGTTCATGGAAGAATTTCACAAGAACTGTGGATTCATTCTTACTTGTAATTACAAGAATAGATTAATAGAACCATTACACTCAAGATGTAGTGTGATTGATTTTATTATTCCAAAAGATGATAAACCAAAACTTGCCAAAGAATTCTTTGGTCGTGTTAAAAACATTCTTGAAAAAGAAAATATAAAATACGAACCAAGAGTTATAATGGAAGTGTTGACTAAATACTTTCCAGACTGGCGAAGAACTTTAAATGAATTACAAAGATACTCTACATCTGGTGAAATAGATGCTGGTATTCTTGTAAATGTTAGTGAGGTAAATATCAATGAACTTATGGTTGCACTCAAAGAGAAAGAATTCACAAATGTGCGAAAGTGGATTGTGCATAATCTTGACAATGACCCTGTACGCATTTTTCGTAGGATTTATGATAATCTTTACAATCATGTGGATGGCAGTACAATACCTCATGCAGTTCTTATACTCGCAAAGTATCAGTATCAGTCAGCATTTGTTGCAGACCAAGAGATAAATTTACTTGCTTGTTTGACAGAGATTATGGTCGAAGTCAAATGGAAATAGATAATGTATGAACTAAAAGAATATCTTAAAGCAATCAATACTTCCAAAGAAAAACTTATGGAAGGTGAAGATGAGCAATGGGAAAAGAAATATCCAGCATACATTATAAACAAGTGTCTAGCACCCTTTCAAGACACCATCTTCCTAGTAAATGAAATGAATATGAATCATCAACTAGATAAGAAATTACAGTTTGATTTTTTACTAAATACTCTTAGAACAAGGTCAAGATATACGCCTTGGCTCAAAGCAAAGAAGGAAAAGGATTTAGAATGTGTAAAAGAGTATTATGGTTATGGTAATGAGAAAGCTAAATCTGCTCTTAATATACTAAATGATGAACAAATAAAAACTATAAGAAATAGTTTAAATAAAGGTGGTAAACATGGAAAATAATGTAAATTGGAAACAGGAGCATATGTTTGAGGTTCTACTAAAAGAACCAGACGACTTCTTAAAAATTAGAGAAACATTATCTCGTATCGGAGTTGCTTCACGAAAAGAAAGAAAGTTATATCAATCTTGCCACATACTTCATAAACAAGGAAGATATTATATCGTTCACTTTAAAGAACTATTTGCACTTGATGGTAAAGATACCAACTTGTCAGAGAATGATATTGCAAGAAGAAATACAATAGTCAAACTTCTAAGTGATTGGGGATTGGTAGAAATGACAGCAACACCAGAACCTATCGCACCATTAAGTCAAATTAAAATTATTTCATTTAAAGAGAAAGATGAATGGGTGTTAGAAACTAAATATAACATAGGTAAAAAAAGAGAGGTAGAATAGTGGCATATTCAAATAAAGTTTTAGACCATTATGAGAATCCTAGAAATGTAGGAACTCTTGATAAAGAAGACCCAAATGTTGGTACAGGTATGGTGGGAGCGCCTGCGTGTGGTGATGTGATGAAACTTCAAATTCAAGTTGATGATAATGGTATTATAACAGATGCAAAATTTAAAACTTATGGTTGTGGTTCTGCAATCGCATCATCAAGTTTATTGACTGAATGGGTGCAAGGTCAAACTGTAGAGGAAGTAGAAAAAATTAAGAATAGTGATATTGCAAATGAACTTGCATTACCACCTGTAAAAATTCATTGTTCAGTACTAGCAGAAGATGCAATCAAAGCTGCACTTGCAGATTATAAAGGTAAACAAGAAGCAATGGGTAAATGGCAACCAGAATAAATTATGGAAAACTTCAAAAAATTTCTATCTGAACAATCAGATGAAAAACCTTATAAATTAATTGTTTTTAATCATCATGGAGAAGCAGTTAGAGATGTTGATAAAGAAGAAGGATTTACCGATAACGATAAAATAATTATGAAATCAGCAAAAGAAGCTGGTATAAAATTATATATGGTAGATTTTATTGGTGGGTATTTATCAACTAAAAATGGTAAAAGATACTTAAATTCCTTTCCTATAAATGAAGATGGTTTGGTTATGCCTGAAAAAGGTAAAGCAAAATATCAAACACCGATAGAATTAAATAAAGAAGATACGCTAATTATGCCTAGAGGTTTAGGAACATTAGGTTTTACTAGTAGTCGTAGATGGTCTGATATGATATCAGATTTAGAATTAGATGGTTTCACAATGATACCATCAATTAAATGTTGGGATAATTGTTCTAGTAAATATTTTACAGATATACTTTGTAGAAAAGCTGGATTACGAACACCAAAAACTGTTGCACTTTCACACTCAGAAGATACTGAAAGAGCTGTTAAAGAACTAGATAGTAAGTTTCCAATAATACTAAAATCATCTACAGGCACACAAACAGGTATTGGGGTTACTATTGTAGAGAGTATGCGTTCATTAAATGCATTTGTTCAAATGATACTTTTGTATAGTAAATATCTTCCTGTTATTATTCAAGAATATATACCATTAGAGTATGATGTTAGAGTTATGATTTTAGATGATAAGATAATAGGTGCAATGAAAAGAAATGTAATTACTGATGACAGCGATTTTAGAAGTAATGTATCATTAGGTGCAAAGGCAGAATTGATTGAACTTACAGAGTTGGAAAAAAAAGATTCTATAATGGCTGCAAAAGCTGTTGATGGTAGATTAGTAGGTATAGATTTTATTCCAGCTAAAAACAGAGAAAAGGAAAAACCTTACATACTAGAAGTTAATAGTATGCCAGGTTTTAGTGGTATTGATAAAATTAAAAAAGGATTAGTAAAAGAAATACTAGAACATTTTAAAGATAGAAACAATTGGAGAATAGATAATGATAATTGATGCACTAAGAAAAAAATATGAGGCAGAGATTGCTTCTGCAAAAGCTAACATAAATGTTTATCAAACAAACCCTGCTGGTATTGGAGAACATCCAGACATAGTTCAAGCAGTTGATTCAGAAATGATGAAACTTGCCGATGCCGAAGATAAGTTAGAAACATTGAATAAACACTATGGAAAATCAGAAGTCTATCAACCAGACTTATTAACATAAAAAACTTGACAAAACTTGTTTGAAGCGAGTATAATTATATAATGCAATTTTACACTAATGTAACGCCTTGGGGCA